GAGGGCAACAAGTCCAATGCCGTTGAAAGAAGAACACTGGAAGTCAACGGGCGTTATATCAGAGGTTATGGCGTGCCGGACTTCTCAAAGAAAGCAACAAGCGAACCTGCAAAGCCTGCGGCACCTGCACAGCCTGCACAGGGAACAGCCGGAGAACAGGTATACACCGTGCAGAAAGGTGACACACTTTCTGGCATTGCTGCAAAGTATGGCACCACATACCAGAAGTTAGCAAGCTACAACGGAATTGCAAACCCTAACGTCATTAGTGTTGGGCAGAAAATCAAAATTCCGGGAAGCGGCGTGCGTACATACACCGTGAAGAGCGGTGACAGCCTTTGGGCAATCGCAGCAAAGCAGCTGGGCGACGGTTCCAGATACAATGAAATTAAGACCATGAACGGTCTTACAAGTAACACCATTTACGCTGGGCAGACATTGAAGCTGCCTGCATAATCAACAGGAGGAAAAGACAATGGATAATGTAATTTATGCAGCCGTATATTTTGCCGTAACACTGGGGGCGTTCTTAATCGGAAAGTACGTTTGCCCAAACATTCCAAAGACCGTCACAGACAAGCTGGGCGAACTGTCAGAGTGGGCAGCAAAGTTTGTGGAATGGGCAAAAGAGTTCAAAAAGGATAAGACCGGGGAAGAGAAGATGGCGGCAGTTGTGGAACAGTTGAAGAAGATTGCTGATGAAGCCGGGCTGAATGTCACAGAAGACCAGCTGAAAGCCATTGCACAGACGGCATACAATGCCATGAAAGCCGGAGAGAAAGAAAGCAACACCGCAGAACCGCTGGAAGCACTCACAGCTACACCAGCTGCAACGGTAGTGATTAACACCACGGCACCAGTGACAACAACAGAGAAAGTGGCTATTGCCACAGACAATGTGCCGGAGGGTGCCACGGAAACCAACGCAGACGGCACAGTGAACCTTTACGACGCAGCCGGGAACATTACCGGGAGCGTGACAAAGGAAGAAGCAGAGAAGATGGCGGCAGAAGTCACGAAGATTGTTGACGAAGAGGGAAACACGCTGGCAGACCTTAAATAATGCCGCTGACGCTTTGCAGAATAAGCCAGAATGAGAAGAAAAGACCGTAAGTGGATAAATACACCACTTGCGGTCTTTTTACGTTTACGGGGCAAATACGGTGTTATATCGGTTTATATGTGTAATCAATGCCGTTTTCAACAGCTTTGATACTGTCTATCTGGTCTTTATAGCAGCCACGGGAAGCAATCACACGGGCTTTGCTGACAGCTGCATTTTCACTTCCTGCATTAACATTCAGCCAATCAATGCGCACACCGTCATTGTCCACAATGGAGATTTGAAAAGACTTGTGAGGTATGCGCTTCACAGAGCCTTTGCCGTTGCACTGGTAGCAAGGACCAGTCATGCCGGATTTATAAATGAATTTGCCGGAACCATTACACTTGCTGCAAGTAACAATATCTGTTTTCATAGTCATTCACCATTCTTTCTGGGCGGCAGCAATGCCGCCCGGTTGCATTATACTTCTTTTGCTTGCAATTCGTCCCATGTATGCTGGGCAAGTTCTGCCATAGCCTGCGGCGTTTCTTTCACGAACATTGCGAAAAGGAAAGTCAAGAACTGGCTTTTTGTGTCCTGCCATTCTTCCGCTGTCATATCCGGGTTTTCTTCCAACTTCATTTTCAGAAGCCGTTCTGTTATTTCCTGCCCAAAAGGAGTGTTAAGCGCTTTGCGTTCTGCCTGCGCTATCTTTTCCACAAATTCATCAAAGCTTCCAGCTATCATCATTTTTGCTTCCATCATTCATTCCACCTTTCTTTCCGGCTGGCTGCTATGCAATAGCAACCAGTCTTTCTGCACCCATTTTTCTTTCACGAACAACGCCATCTTGATTGCTTTTCAGAAGACAAGTGATTGTCTTTCCGGTCTTGCTTGGGATAAGGTCAACCACGGTGCTTGTATATCCGTAGTTCCACATGATAACGTCCCCGGTCTTTAATTCTTTTACTGCCTTTGCTTCCTGCTTGTTATATATTCCTTGAAGTTTTACTGTCATTGCTTTGCCCTCCGTGTTCTGTATTTCTTTAACTGCCTTTATTATATACTTACGGAAGTATAAAAGCAATAGACACAATGCACAAACTTACGGAAGTATAATTGTATAATATGTATACTTCCGTAAGATAAAAGCATTTTACATGGTGCCGATAAAATCAGAACTGGTCAGCGTCCAGAACTGCGCAGCGTGGATAGTTGGGAATTTTGGAATTTCCCATGTGATATTGTCATACACAATTTTATATATACCATTCTGGTTGACTGTCAGATAATATTTATCTGTATCAGTTTTGCGGTCTGCCGGGTGCGTGTCCTGCACCATGAATGAAAGCCCGTTCTTTCTAAAGCGTCTATTATAAGATTTTGCCATATTATTTCACCTTTTCTTTCTGGGCGGCAGCAGTGCCGCCCGTGTAATGTTTAATCAAGCACACATTCCATTGATATTGGGTATTGCGCTTGCAGCTTTTCAAATGCCTTTTCAGTGACACGATAGGAAAGCCAGTTTTCAATTTGCTGCTTGCAGCCAGCCACCCAGCAGACTTCCTGCTTTGTAATGCCCCTGCCGTTGAGTTCAAGCGGGGTATCTACAATGTAATAGTTACCGTAATGTGAAAGTCTGGCTTCCAGTTTCACGTCCGGTTTACGTTGTCCCATTTCTGGGGTGTAGCAGTGCAGCCCGTTTATTCTGTCTTCTAAATAAATTATTTTTGCCATATCGTTTGCCCTCCGTGTTCTGTATTTCCTTAACTGTCTTTATTATATACTTACGGAAGTATAAAAGCAATAGACACAATGCACAAATATACTTCCGTAAGATTGTATAAAATGTATACTTCCGTAAGAAAAGAAAGTGTGATATACTAATTAAAAATCACAGGAGGTGCAGAAAATGCCAGATACAACAGAAAAGAAGACAATACCCAGAGGACCAGCAGCCACGGCAGCAAAAAATAAATACCGTGACAGCAATTATGACCGCATGGAACTTGCAGTGCCAAAGGGAATGAAAGCACGCATAAAAGAGATTGCGAAGCAGCAGGGCTATTCTTCCCAGAACAACTATGTTGTGGAAGCGGTGAAAGAGAAATACAAGCGGGACACCGGGGAGGAATTGACGTGGCAGAAAGAGTAAAAGAACAGGAATTTGAAACGGGCTTTTTGCATGGCTGGGACGGCTCGGACTGTATATATTATACAGACGAAAAGTGCCTATATTATAATGACGCAGAAGCACCGTGCCACCATTGCCACCACTACACAAGGAAGACACAACAGAAAGGGGGAATAGTCTATGGAATATAGAATGAAAGATATTATGGAACCACCAAAGACATTGGAGGAGCAGAAGAAAGAAGCCAGAGAAGCGGCAATGGCAGCAGGAGCAGAGGTGCTGGGCGAAGAATGGAAGCCGGGAACACTGGAAAACGTGAAAAGACAGGTTGAAAACGCCTACACAGATTTAAAAGGGTGTGGACTATACAAAGAAGAAAAGCATTTCAGAAATGGAATGGACCTCATGTATAATAATGTGATTGACATTATAAATTCAGAACTGGGGAGGAAGTAGCGTGGAAGAAAAGCGGTGCTGCATAATTCATAATTACTATGTATGCCCGGTATGCAAAACGGGGTACTGCAAACCGTTTGGAGAGGTGAAAACAAGACCAATACAGAAATGCAGGAAGTGCAATAAAACTGTTAGAATGACAATAAATGGAAAATAATTAAAAAAACTATTGATAATATACTTCCGTAAGTATATAATAAAGGCAGTTAAAGCAATAGTGCTTAACACAAAAAGTCAATACAATTCAATACGGAGGAAATCAAAATGGCAGAAATGACAAAGAAAGCATTAAACAAAATCAAGGCAGCAGCGTTCACAGAATTTAAGCAGGGTTTTTCAGAGGAAGAATTTAGAAACCTGTTCGCAGGCGGCAAGAACGTAGTGACAGCGTGGAGAATTACAGAGGGAACAAAAAGCAAGATTGTGATTACACAGTATGACACGCAGATTAACACGAACACTTTACAGCAGGACGGCTTCACAGAAGCAGCAACAGCAGAAAAGCTGTTCTATGCTGACCGCCAGACAAAGACACTGGAATTTGTAGGCAGAATGTAAAAAGACATTCCCGGCAGGTGGTAGGCTTGCCGGGAGGAATGGGGCATTGAATGATAAACAAAGAAGCGGCGGCAGAATTTGCAAATAAAAACTGCGTGCGGTCAAATTGCTTCATGTGCAGAGAGGGTGACAAGTACGAAACATACAGAAAATGTCCGTTTTTGCCGTTGAAGCTGATTGCAAGAGAAAGAACGGTCACGGAAGAAGACGTGCCAGACAATATGGGAGAATAACAAAACCCCGGCAGGCAGCAG